GCAGGCGTTGCCAGGCAATATATCGGGCAAGGCATTGCAGGGTCAGCAGCAGCAGGTTGATCTGTCGAACTTCCACTTTTACGACAACATGACCCGCAGCATTAAGCACACGGGCAAAATCATTCTCGACCTGATCCCTAAGATTTACGACACCCAGCGCGTATTGCGGATTATTGGGGTGGATGGCAAGCCGGACATGGTGACAATTAACCAAGTCGAAGCCACGGGCGAGGTCTTAAACGATGTGACGGTCGGGCTTTATGATGTGGTCATGGACACCGGCCCTGGCTACAACAGCAAGCGCCAGCAAGCTGTGGACACCATGATGCCGCTGATGGCTGACCCGCAGGTTTTCCAAGCCGCTGGCGACCTATTGTTCCGCAATATGGATTTCCCAGGCGCAGATGTCATTGCCGACCGCTTGGCCGCAATGAACCCGATTTCGCAGATTGATCCGAAGTCTGACATCCCACCGCAGGCGCAGATGCAGCTATTGCAGTCACAAAAGACCATTGCCGATATGCAGCAACAGATGATGGCCATGCAGCTAGAGATTCAGAACCGTGGTCAGGTCGCGCAAATCCGCGAGGAAGGCGCAAGCCGCCGTAAGCTGATGGACGTTATCAGCCGCGCCTACAACACCGACACAATTAATGAAGCCAAGATCAACCAAGCCAACCTGAAAGCCACCACCGACCAGAACAAGGTCGAAGTCGATGCCATGCTGCGGCTGGTGCTGGCTGGGGTTCCGGTGGGCGCACTGAACGCTGAGATTGCCCGTCGAGATGCCGAGCAACGCGCACAAATGCAGTTTGCCGAGGGCGAAGTCAACGAAACCGGCAACCCGTTTATTCAGGCTGGGCAAGAGCTGATTCTGCAAGCGATGCAAGGTCAACAAATGCAACAAGCCGCCGCGCAGCAGATGGCGCAACCGCCGATGCCTGAGCAGATGCCGCCGCAGCCGATGGTTTGACAACGAATGAATACAGGATGACAATAAACCTACCGGCGGGAACACCGGGTCAATTCTTAGGGAAAACCTATGTCTGAAGTGCAAGAACGACTGGCCGCTAATGTGGTCACGAGTGAGAATCTAGCGGAATTCGCAGCCCAGAAACTTGGTCTAGTTGACAAGCCAGCAGACGAGGCGGTAAGCACTGAAGCTACCGAGCCGGAAGCCGAGGCAGATCAGAGTGGACAAGATGGGGAAGGGAAGGACGCGACAGCAACAGATGAGGCTAAGGAAAAGAAGCCGAATCCTAAGCTAGAACGGCGGTTTTCAGAGATAACCAAGCAGCGGGAAGCAGCGCGAGATGAAGCGCGGCGGGAACGTGAAGCGCGGGAGGCTTTGGAAACACGGTTGCGGGAACTTGAATCGAAGGTCAATCCACCGGCTGAAAAGCCGCAGAATGATCTTGGCGACGAGCCACAGCCGGAAATGTTCAACGATATGTTCGAGTACGCGAAAGCGTTAGCCGAATATACCGCTGACAAGAAATTGCTGGAACGGGATAACGAGGAAAAGGCGCGTAAAGCGGCAGCAGAGCAGGAAGCAAAGTTTTCTGCGTGGGCTGACCGAGTGAACGCTGCCAAGAACGAGTTACCAGACTTTGATGACATGGTGCAAAGCAGTGAGGTTCGGGTATCCGATCCTGTACGCGATGCGATCATCGAATCAGAGCATGGGCCAAAAATTTTGTATTGGTTGGCTGAAAACACCGACTATGCAAAGAAGTTGGCCGATATGTCCGCAGTTTCCGCCATTCGTGAGATTGGGAAGATCGAGGCACGCTTCGAGAAGGCAAAAGAGCCGGAACCGAAAACTGTTGTTGGGAAGTCAAAAGCGCCAGCGCCGATTAACCCGTTGCGAGGCGCGGTCAGTACAGTTGATGGGAACTTGGATGCCGATGGCAATTTCCACGGCACATACCAACAATGGAAAGCTGCCCGTGCTGCACGGAAAATCCGCTGATTAACACCCTTTTCTAAAAGGAAATAGAAATGTCCAACAATTTGCTAACCATTAGCAAGATCACCAACGAGGCGTTGATGGTCTTGGAAAACGAACTAACCTTTTCGTCCGAAGTAAACCGCGAATATGACGACCAGTTTGCCGTCGTAGGCGCAAAAATCGGTAACACCCTGAACGTCCGTCGTCCTGGCCGTTTCATTGGTACGACCGGCCCTGCGCTGAACGTTGAAGATTTCAACGAAACTAGCGTGCCTGTCACCCTGTCAACTCAATTCCACGTTGACACCCAGTTCACCACGCAAGACTTGGCACTGTCGCTCGATATGTTTAGCGACCGCGTCCTGAAGCCTGCTGTGGCGGCTATCGCCAACAAGATCGACTTTGACGGCCTGACAATGGCTAAGAACAGCACCGCTAACATCGTTGGCACCGCTGGCACGCCACCAACCGGCCTGATTACTTACCTGACCGCGCAGGCTTATCTGGATTCAGAAGGCGCACCGCGTGATGGCCGTCGTTCTTGCATCATCGAGCCATTCACTTCGGCGACCATCGTTGACAGCCTGAAAGGTCTGTTTAACCCGCAGTCGGCTGTAAGCGATCAGTACCAGAAGGGTCTAATGGGTCGTGATTCGGGCGGCATGAACTGGAAGATGGACCAGAACGTTGTCGCGCAGACTTTCGGCGCGTGGACTACGACTGCTGGCACGCTGACGGCTAACACTCAGTCAATCGGTATTTCGACCGGCTGGGCATCGTCTTCGACTATCACTCTGACCCACTCGGCTGGCCTGACCCTGCGTCAAGGCGATGTGATCCAGATCGCTAACGTGTTTGCGGTCAACCCACAGAACCGTCAGGCTTATGGTTCGAACAAGGCGCGTAACTTCGTGGTTCAGTCCACCGTTACGGGTTCGGGTTCTTCGACAATCTCGGTTACTGTCGTTCCAGCGATCATCACTGGTGGCCAGTTCCAAAACGTCACTATCCCGACCACTTCGGCTACCGCGACCGTTACCCCGTTCTCGATTGGCACTTCGGCTACTGGCACCGTATCGCCGCAGAACATCATCATGCACCGCAACGCGTTCACGCTGGCGACTGCTGATCTTGAGCTGCCTGACGGTGTGCATTTTGCTGGCCGTGCGTCGGACAAAGAGCTTGGTCTGTCGATGCGTGTTGTTCGTCAGTACACGATCAACAACGACTCGATCCCGACCCGTCTTGATGTCCTGTATGGCTGGGCACCGCTGTATCAAGAACTGGCCTGCCGTGTTGCGGCTTAATTTTGGAACATAGAAAGGAATCCAATCATGGCAAATCCAGGACCAGCAAGTACCCAAACTAACCACCCATCGAACCTAGCCACTAACCAGGCTTACCGCCTGCTGGCTAGCGCACAGGGTGTCAACCTTAACTCTGTCGCTGACACGATTGCGCCGATTGTTAATAGCTCATCGTGGAGCGTTCAGGACGTTATCGTGGCTAACGCCAGCGTGAACCTGACCACTGCGCAGTTGGCTGTTTACAGCGGCCCAGGCGCAACTGGTGTGGCAGTCAAAACCGCTTACGCACTGACCGGCAACTCGGCCAGCGACAAGGTGGTTGTAACTCAAGCAAATGACACTGACGCGCTTACCGGCGACAATCTGTACATTCGCTGCACGACTGCACAGGGCGCAGCGGCTACCGCCGATGTGTACATCTACGGGTATGACCTGACTTTCCTGCCTTAATCAGCATGGAATAGTCAACGAAGAAGCCGCCCCTAATGGGGTGGCTTTTTCTCATTAAAATCAATGAAAGGGCAAAGCTATGCTGCCAAGTTTTAGACCCAACGGCCCGTCCTACCGCATCACTGTACCTGCCAGCGCATCGACACCGCTGCAAATCGTCCCGAATACCAACGTTGAAAACAATTACGTCGCGCTGACCAATACTGGCACTTCGTTTGTGACTGTATCGCTTGGTACTACATCAGCAACAACGGTTACCCCAACGGTGCCATCGACCGGCACATCGGTACGAGGCGTATTGCTGCCGCCATCTATGAACTATCCAATCGTTGTGCCTGCGCCGCGGAATGAGTTTTTTATTTCGATCATCGGCAGCGCAGCCAATGGTGAGTTATTGGTAACACCGCTGGCGGCTGGATAAATTATGGCGAATGAAGTCGCCAACACGGAACGGATCAATATTGTTCCGGTTCAGGGCATTTTTGCGCCTGAGCCGACGTTTGATCTAATTACGTTTATCGGCCCAGCGGGTACGCCGTTTCTACCGCCAACCAATCCATTTTTGGATGGGGTGACGATCACAAACAGCACGATCAACTCGACTGTAATTGGCGGCACTACGCCTGCTGCCGCGACGTTTACCAACATTACCACCACCACCGGCACGATTTCGACGCTGCCGAGCGCCAACACCGACATCGCCAACAAGCAGTATGTGGATTCGGTAGCGCAAGGGCTGAATATCAAGGCGGCCTGCGCGTATAGCACGACCGGAAATATCACGTTATCGGGGCTGGGAACGCAGGCGGGTGGCGATTGGCCATCGACCTTGACTGCTGGTGACCGGATTTTGGTCAAAAATCAGGGGTCGGCGCAGTTCAACGGTATTTATGTGGCGGCGGCAAGTGGTTGGACACGCGCCACTGACATGAATGCGTGGGCAGAGGTTCCCAGCGCGTTCACATTTGTTCAGCAGGGCGCGACATTGGCCGATACTGGCTGGGTTTGCACATCCGATCCGGGCGGCACGATTGATGTAACGGCGATCACATGGACGCAATTTAGCGGGGCGGGGTCGTATTTGGCTGGCAACGGCCTGCAACTGATTGGCAATACGTTTTCTGTGCTGGCTAACGGCACCACAATCAATGTAAGCGCGTCGGGCATCAAGATTTCTGACAATTACGCTGGGCAATCAACGATCACAACGGTCGGCACGCTAACGGCGGGGACATGGAACGCGAACACGATTGCAGCCGCTTACGGCGGCACTGGCTTGTCAAGCTATACGACCGGCGATCTGATCGTCGCGTCGGGATCGACTGCCCTGACGCAGATTTCCGATGTGGCTACGGGCAATGTCTTGCTTTCGGGCGGGGTTGGCGTAGCACCGTCTTACGGAAAAGTCGGTCTGACTACCCATGTTTCGGGCATTTTGCCGATTGCCAATGGCGGAACAAACAGTAACGCGACCGCGACTGCCGGTGCGGTGGCATATGGTACTGGCACTGCTTACGCATTTAATTCGGCTGGGTTAGCTGGTCAATATTTGCAATCGACCGGATCGGGCGCACCCGCATGGACCACCATTGCGAACAGCGGCATCGGATCGCCTGGCTATTTTGGGTCGTTTTTTGACGTGGGTGCCAATCAAACCGCAGCCAATACGACAACCGCGTATGTGATGCGAATTAACACTACCGTTGAAAGTAACGGCATTTCGTTAGCCAGCAACGGTACTTATCTGTCGCGCATGACGGTTGCTAACGGCGGGGTGTACAGTTTCATTCCATCAATTCAATTTGTAAACTCTGACAGTCAAATTCATGACGTTCAAGTTTGGTTCAGAAAAAATGGCACCGATATTCCAGACAGCAATAGCCAGTGGAGCGTGCCAAATAAACATGGCAGCATAAATGGCAATTTAATTGCAGCATTAGCATTTACCGTTACATTAAATGCTGGTGATTATGTCGAAATGGTATGGGCGGTCACAGACACCAGTGTTTTTATCAGCGCTTATCCAGCAGGAACCACGCCCACAACGCCAGCAGTACCAGGCGTGATCGTTTCAGTAACCAGTCAAGCGCAAATTGGCATTGGTTATTACGGATTAACATCGACCAGCACTGTCACACCGGGACTAGGCACCAAAACGTTTGTTACCAACCAGCCGTCAACTAGCGTTGCTTTTACGGTCGGAACGGTGGTCAGGATTGCTTATCAAAGTGATCCGACGGAATTCATGCAAGGCGTTATCACTTCGTTCAGCGGCACTAGCATGAACGTTTTGGTCGATGCGTTTAATGGATCATCGGCGCGATCAGCGTGGGATATTTCGGTATCAGGCAGC